ATTATTCAGTAATATGTGACGACACTAACAACACAGACTCCGTTATCGATAGAAACGAGTTCGTATGTTCAATTTTTGTCAAACCTGCTCGATCTATTAACTTCATTACATTGAACTTTGTCGCTGCAAGAAGTGGTGTAGAGTTTACTGAAATTTATAGTGCAGTTTAAGGAGTATAAAACATGGCAACAATAGACCAATTTAAAGCGCAATTAGTAGGTGGTGGCCCACGAGCTAACAGATTCAGAGTTTTCCTACCTCGTGCAGGAAACAAGATTGAATTTTTAGCAAGTGGTGCTTCTATTCCAGCTGCAACAGTGGAAATTACCCCAGTTAAGTTTAGAGGCCAAACTCTTAAACTAGCAGGTGATAGAACATTTGCTGACTGGACTGTGAAGATTATCAATGATGTTGAATTCTCTGCAAGAACTGCTCTAGAAGCATGGCAAGAAGAGATTCAAGGATATGGTACTTCAGACGGTGCAACAACAACTGATTACCTTTTAAGTCGTGCCTACATCGAACAATTAGGTAAAGACGATTCTGTTCTAGCGAGATATGAGTTTTTTAATATGTTCCCATCAGAAATTGGTGCAATCGAACTTTCTTACGAAAGTGGTGATGCCCTAGAAGATTTCGATGTGACATTTGCTTTTTCTCACTGGGAAAGAACAGTTTAAAGCAGAATAACGGTGATATTAACACTTTATAGGTGTTATAAATAATAGTATGGAAATATTCGGATTTGAAATTGCTCGTAAGAAAGACGAGTTACGTGCGACGACTGTCAACAAAGGACAGTCGTTTGTTCCACCAGTTGATGATGACGGTACACCAGTCATCTCAACCCAATCGGGTGGATACATATCGGGAGGAGCCTATGGTTCCTTTGTCGATATGGAAGGTGGTATCAAGAATGAGGTTGAACTCATTCAGAAATACCGAGAGACATCGCTAGTCCCTGAATGTGACTCTGCGATTGAAGACATTATCAATGAGTGTATCACTTCGGATAGTTCTGATAGGATAGTCACACTCGACCTCAGAGATGTTAAACTCTCTGATAGTATCAGAAAGAAGATACAAGACGAGTTTACTAACATTCTATCACTAATGAAGTTCAATCAGAACTCTCATGAATTATTCAGAAAATGGTACGTTGATGGGAGAATTTACTTCCATAAGGTCGTTGACAGCAAACGGCCTAAACTTGGTATCGTTGATATTAGAAACATTGACCCTCTTAAGATTAAGAAAGTCCGAAATGTAGAAGAAGAGAAGGGTAAGGACGGTGTAACAAAAATTAAGAAAGTTGAAGAATTTTATGTCTTCAACGATAAAGGATTTGATAAGAGTTCGACCATAGAAGGTACTACTCTTAGAATTGCTCCTGAAGCAGTTGCATATACAACTTCAGGTTTGTTAGATTATAACAAAAATGCAGTGATTGGATACATGCACAAAGCATTGAAGACTGCAAATCAGTTATCAATGATGGAAGATGCACTAGTGATCTATAGATTATCTAGAGCACCCGAAAGACGAATTTTTTATATAGATGTGGGTAATTTACCTAAGGCCAAGGCCGAACAGTATCTTGCAGAGACAATGAATAAGTATAGAAATAAACTTATTTACAATGCAGATACAGGTGAAATCAAAGACGACAGAAAACATATGAGTATGTTGGAAGATTTTTGGTTACCTAGAAGAGAGGGTGGTAGAGGAACAGAGATATCTACATTGCCAGGCGGACAAAACCTTGCAGAGATAGATGATGTTGAATACTTCAAGAAGAAGTTATACCAGTCTCTCAATGTACCATCATCTAGAATGGAATCGGATAACGGTTTCAATATGGGAAGGTCTTCAGAGATTAATAGGGACGAGTTGAAGTTCAACAAGTTCACAAACAGACTTCAGAAGAAGTTTGCAAGAGTGTTTACAGATATTTTGAGAACTCAGATTATCTTAAAAGAGATTGTAAATGCTGAAGAGTTTGATAAGATTAAAGATTTTATCCAGTATGATTTTACTGCGGATAACCACTTCACTGAGTTGAAGGAACAGGAAATTTTTAAGGAAAGATTAGATGCACTTCAAAATGTATCAGAATATGTTGGTAAATACTACTCACAAGAATATGTTAGGAAGTATATACTACGGCAAACAGAAGAAGAGATTGAGACCATTGACAAACAAATTTCTGCAGAGAAAGAGTCAGGAGTTGGTGGAGACGAAGATGATGGTGAGTTCTCACAGTTTTAGGAGTAAATGATGAGTAGTGAAATAGCAAGAGAAATTGTAAATAGTATTGAAGCAGGTAACCTCAGTGATGCGAAGGATCAAATTGATCAAGGCATTAAAGAGAAAGCAGCCGAGACCGTAGATATGAAACGTGTCGGTTTACAGGTTGACTGGATGTCAACTACAACAGAACCACAAGGAATGTAATGAAAAATTTCACACGAATGGCTAAAGAACTTAATGAGGCTAAGGTAAAATTACCTAGTGGTCATAAAGAACTTAAGACTGATATTGTGAAAGTTGGTGGAAAACCAGCCACTATCACATACACTATTGCAAAAGGCAAAGTGTCTGTATTCGTGAATGGAGAAGACTTTACAGGTGGTTCGCCATATAAGAATTTGGCAGCAGCAGAGAAGGAATTTAAAGACATCAAACAAGTCATGCAACAAATGGCTGAAGAAGGTGTCACAATAGAGGAAATCATTAATGAAATTAATAGCAGAGTTTAACGAAAATATTGCACCGATCATCACCGAAGCAAAAAACGGTGGCGGGAAGGATTACTTCATTGAAGGTGTCTTTATGCAAGCAGATATCAAAAATCGTAACGGTAGAGTCTATCCAAAAGAAATTATGGAGAAAGAAGTAGGTCGTTATGTCAAAGAATTCGTAGAAAAATCAAGAGCATTTGGTGAATTAGGACACCCTGAAGGGCCAACCATCAATCTTGATAAAGTATCACATCTTATCCAATCATTGACTCTAGAAGGGTCTAACTATGTTGGTAAAGCAAAGATTTTAAGTACTCCAAACGGTGAGATCGTAAAAGCTCTTATTAATGACGGTGCTAAATTAGGTGTATCATCTAGAGGTCTAGGTTCACTAGAACAAAAGGGCAATGCACAATATGTAAAAAACGATTTCCAACTTGCAACAGCAGGCGATATCGTAGCAGACCCATCTGCCCCTGAAGCATTTGTAGAGGGAATCATGGAAGGTGTTGAGTGGATTATGGGTTCAAATGGAGTGTTAACTGCCGTGCAGGCAGAAGACTTCCAAAAAACCCTCAAGTCTGCACGACTAAATAACTTAGAAGAAACTAAGTTAAATCTATGGAAAAGGTTCGTTGAGAACCTCTAACATATAAATAAATTAAGTAGTTCATTAAGAATTAATAACAGGAGTAAAAAATGGCAGATTTAGAAAAAAACCTAGAAGGTATACAAGAGGCAGGGCAACCTGATTCTAAAGCCGAGAAAGGGGATTCAAAACCAGTCAAACAAGGTTCATCTGATGCCGCTGTCGTAGGACAAGGTAAAGTTGATGTCGTCAAACCCGAAGAAAATCCTGTTGACAAAGCTGTCGCAGCTCAAAAGAAAGCAGAATCTGGAGTGAAAGTCGTTTCGAACGACCCACAACAGAAGAATGCTGGAAAAGCTGACAAAGCAGATTCAATCAAAGAAGATGAGAAAGAGTCTAGTAAAGACGTTCAGAAATCTACTAAAATGGAATCCATTAAAGCTATCGTCAACAACATGAAGGAAATGACCAAGGAAGAAATCTCATCTGTACTGGGAACAGTATCGGAAGAGGAAGTTGACGAGAGTTTGACAAAAGCTGAAACAGCAAGAAAAGTAGTAGAGTCTTTGAAGTCTATGGACGAAGAAGCAGTTGCTAAAGTTCTAGAAAGTTTCAAGAAAGAAGATAAGCACGATGATGAAGATGAGAAAGAAGAAGAAGTAAAAGAAGAAGTGGAAACTTCTCTTGAACTTGAATCATCTTTGGTTGAGATTGAAATAGATGACGACCTATCTGCAATTTCAGAAGCATTAGAACTTTCTGAAGAAAACGCTGAGAAAGCAAAAACCATATTCAAAGCTGCAGTTTCTAGTAAAGTGCAAGAAGTATCGGAGACTCTTAGAGTCCAATACTCAGCAGAATTAAAAACCACAGTTGAGGCTGTTAAAGGTGACCTTGCGGAAGCCGTTGATAAGTACTTGACCTATTGTGCAGAAGAGTGGACGAAAGAAAACGAACTTGCAATAGAGCGTGGTTTGAGATCAGAAATGACCGAAAACTTCATCGAAGGACTGAAAACATTGTTCGTAGAACATTATGTTGATGTACCTGAAGATAAGTATAACGTTATTGATGAACTCGCAAATCGTCTCGATGAGATGGAATCTAAGTTGGATGGTGAAGTTCAGAACAATATGGACATCACTGAAGAGTTAGAGACACTCAAGAGAGTGAACGTGATATCAGCTGCGTCTTCGGACTTAACTGATTCACAAAAAGAGAAATTATCTTCACTTGCAGAAGGTGTTGAGTACAAGACTGAGGAAGACTTCGTTGAGAAGATTTCTGAAGTTAAGAATGCGTACTTCCCTGCTGACGGTGGTCAAAAGATAGTTGAAGAAACTCTAGTAGTTGAAGGGGCAAATGAATTCGAAGTGCAAACTGAGAAAGTTCTTGACCCGATACTTGCTAGATATTCACAAGCAATTAGTAACCACAGACCCTTATAGGTCTTACGTTACTTTTTTTAAAGGAAAAATA